CGTATGCGATTAGATTTGGCATAGCTCTTCGTACTAACGAAATTAGGATTGGATCCCAATTCGCAACACTTGAACCTGTAGCATTAGTAGGAGCAGCCTCGTTTAAGAAACTTGCATCCTCTTTCATTGCTCTTTCTTGGTTTTCCAAGATAGTAGCGGTAACGGCACGTCTATAACTATCCTTAACTTTTGGTAAGTCGGGATGTTCTAGGACTGGCTGCCATTTTTTTTCGTATTGTTCTGATAAATACATTTGTTTTTATCTCCCTCTATATTTAATTAGATAACTTAATATCTTTTGTTTTACTTATAGCGGCACTATAAGCAGCCATTGCATTAGTTAAGTCCTCAGGTTGAGCACTTGACCCTGCCGCCACATCATCTATCTCACTTTTAGATTCCTTTTTACCAAAGTATGATTCTTTAACAGTACCAACTTTAGTTTTAAAGTCTTCTTCGTTTTTGTAGTCAATTTCTTCAGCAAGTTTGTTAAACTTTTCTTTTTGAGTATCAGCTAATTCTTTAGACGCCTCATCTATGATGTCTTGTCTTTTAAATTGACCGTTCTCTTTAGTCAGTTCAACATTTTTCGCAATTGATTCATTAAGTTTTTTGTTTAATTCATCAATTTTAGAAGACTGATCTTCTAACACATTATATTTTTCGTCAGGGACATCTATATAATGATCTTCAAATAATTTTTTAAGACCACTAATAAAGTCCTCAGCGATTTCGCCCTTGATTCCTCTTTCTAAAGCAAGTTCATTTTCTTTCATCCACTCTTCCACTACATAAGCAAGGTAAGAGTCAACTTTTTCAACTAACTCATCTTTAGATTTAGAAGATTCTTCTACGAATTTCTTATCATAAGCTGTTTGCATATCTTCTGCCATCTCTTTAAGTTTTGATTTGATTGCAGTTTCAAATACTGTTGCAGCTTTTGTTTTAAATTCTTCAGATAAATCATCTTCTCCAGCGATAAGAGCGTCAATGTGTTCTTTTACATCTATCTCTTTTTTGTCTTCTTTTTTTTCTTTAGTTTCTTCTTCTTCAGATACATTAGCAGTCTTTTGATTGACTTCTTTTTTAGCATCTTTTTCTTTAGAAACTTCGCCAGCATCAATAGTTTCTTTAACTTCTTTGCTGTCGTCTTTATTTTCAGACTTTTCTTTTTTCTTATCAATTGCTTTTTGTAAAGCAGGTGGTAAGTCGCCTTCTTTGATTTCTTTATCTTCCGAATCTTTTGTTTCTTTGCCTTCCATTGCTTTAGTTGGATGTTTGTCATCTAACTTCGGCATTGTGTCAGGAGCACCTTCTGATTTTTGAGGTGCTTGTCCAGAAACTTCTTTTACTTTTTTCGTTGCGTCAGGATTGCTGTCTGTTGGTTTAACAACAGCAGGACCTAAATCTTCAGCATCATTTTTCAGATGTGTAGGTTCAGCCGCCACAGCATTCTTTTTAGGAGCGTCTGGAGCCGTAGCTTCCATAACTTCTCTTATCGTATCCGCAACTTTTTTTCCCGTTTCGGCCATTGAAATCTCCTCTTTAATGTTAAAACTAGTTTTAAATTGTTCTAATGTTAATATTTATAAAACTAGAGATTTTTAAGAAAGTTTTTAAAGACTTTTATCTTAGCTTCTGCTAATGCGTGTCTTTTAGCACTTTCTATTTCTCTCTTCCAAGCGTTCAAATTTCTTTCTGTAAGAACGCCATTGTCCCATACCCAATCTCTTTGTTCCATAACACCTTCTACGAAAGCGTCTGGAGCACTAGGGTCTGCAACAATATCAGCAGCGGTTGCCAAGTAGAAGTCTTCTCCTACATAGTTAACACCACCTCTTGTTTGTAATGAACCCATACCTCTACTTGATACCCCTAATTGGGCACCTTCGTCAATAAGACCTTTAACAATCTTACCATAAGGAGTGTTCATTATCTTCGCTTCACCAATAAAGTTTTGACCATCTGGATGAAGTTTAGTAATCATATGACTAACTCTTTCCAAATTAACAACTGGTCCGTCAGGATGTCCTAACTCACCAAATGCTCTGTTTTTATTGATAAATTCTCTATTATATCTAGTTACTTCTTTGTGTAATATCTCGTTTGGATATACTCGTCCGTTCCGATTTTTTATGTCGGACTGTAAAAAGATACCTTTAATTTTGTAATTTTTCTTACCGTTGGTTTCTTCAACCAGGTATTCTGCGTTTTGAATCTCTTCCGATATTAGTTTCATTTACTCTCTCTTTTGTATTAACTATTTATACAATTTTCTATCTAAACTCAACAACAATCGTGTAATTATCTCCTACCACAAAATCGTGTGTAGATAGTAAAACATTACCAGTTGGTGTAGTTGAATTGTTAACAATCTCATTACCTGCTGTACGCAAGTCCCAATAACCTTGACCACTTAACAATACACCAGTTGCGTTAGTTTCACCATCCCATATTAACTCTACGCAAGCTTTTTTATTTGTTGCATTAACTGAAAACCATATTTTCGCAATTTTTCTACTTGCGTCTTCGGTCATAAAAGTTGTAGTTGAAGCGTCTATTTTTTTAACTAAAGACTCTCCAGAACCGTCTGATATGTTAGTTAATTTAACTACATATTTTACACCTGTTGTGTCTGATAATAATTGTGTTGATACTGTATCTGCCATTTTATTTCCTATTGAGCGTCATAGTAGTTTTTGGAAAGTTCACCTCGTTCTACTGTTGTGCCTTTCTTTCTACATCTAGCATAAGTTTGTTCTACTGTTCCAGTTCCAGGTCTTGTATAACTTCTTATACCTCCTGAATATGTTCCAGCAGCGTCTGCATATGTATTAGCTGCCGTAGCAGTATTTTCATATTGCCAAACACTATTTGAATTTGGTACATCTACCCACGCCATTTTATTCCTCTAATTGTTCTTTTAACTCAACATCAAAAAATTCTTCAATGTCGTCTTTATCTATATTGCGTTGTTCAGCAACTTTAGTTACTGCTACTTCAAATGTATTCATTATATCTTGTGTTCCTTTATCAACTAATTTCATAACATCACTTACTGCCTCTTTCATAACAGGCGATAAGTTTTTATATGAATTACTGTTGAATGTCTGGTTGTTCTGTACTAGCTGGCTGACTTTCTGCATCCGATACCTCTGGTGTTTCTGGTGTTATTTCTGGTTGTACTTCTACTTTTGCTTCTCCATCTTGTGCATTAGCACCTGTAGGTTCAATTGTTCCATCTTTATTAAAAGTACCTGTACCTGAAATTTCAGGTTTTGGATCACTATGCGGTTGTGCCTTAAACATATTACCAGCAATATCTTGCCTTTGTTTATCTAATTGGTCACCCATTTTTGATCTTAATGCGTCTTTAAAAGCATCCCCAGCACCGACCATATCATTTTGTGCCATCTTGTCTATAAAGTCTTTTACTTCTTCACTCATATTTTCTCCTTCTACTCTATTGTTTCATTACTGATTTGATTTTCAGGTGATGAAATTATGCCACTATCAATTTCTTTTTTGATTTCAGCATCCATTTTCTTAATTTCTGTTTCAGTTTGTCTTAATATGCTTCTTCTAACATAATTAACTGAAAAATATTTACCAATATAATCTCTAACTTCTCTTGCCAAGTTTAGTCTTTCTCTCATCATTTCAGAATTTTTTAATTCTGCAAAGTGACCATCTTGTAAGAAGTCATAAAAAATACTATCTCTAACTTCAGGCCATTCCAATTCTGAAATTACGCCTTTAATTATTAATTGTGTTCTTAATAGATCATTAAACAATTCAGTAAATTTCTTTCTTAATCTGCCTACAAATTTAGTAAATTTTAATTCATCTCTACTAATTTCACTTGCACGACCAAGATTAAAACCTTGACTTGCCTCTAATCTACTTACAGGAACATTTAAACTTCTATAAAGTTTTGCTCTAAAGTATTCTATGTCTGATATTTCGCCTAAATTAGAACCACCTGGTAGAGTAGTAATATCTGTTCCTCTTCCACCATCTCTACTTGGTAACCAAAAGTCTTCAAGCATTGACATATAATTCCTGTCATCTCTTATCTCACCTGTACTTGCGTCATAGACAAGTTTGTTTCTATATCTTGCCATAACATCTCTTAAATATTGTTCTGCTTTTGCTTTAGGTAAATTACCTACATCAATTTTGAACATTCTTCTTTCAGGTGCTCTTGCTATTCTGTATATAACAGCAGCATCCTCAATCATTCTTAACTGATTGACAGGTTTAATTGCCTTATGTAAATAAGACATAACTAAACCATTTTTATTTTGATCTATAACACCTGATGGACAATATGCAATTGTGTCAGGTGCAATTTTAATTCCTTGAATAGCAGCGGCACCTTGTATACCTCTTTCATTATATACAAAATATTCTACCGTTTCGTCTGCTATATTAATGTTAGTTGGAGAAACCATACCTTCTGGTCTTCTCTTTCTAACTTCTCTAATTTTTTTGACCTTTCTAGGATCAAGGTATTTTAATTCTGTAATACCTGCTTTATGATTTTCTGCGTCAATAACCTTTTGGAAAAAGATTCTTCCATCAACATACCATCTTCTAAAAAGATCGTGTCCTCTAGTATTAAATTGTAATAGTCTTAATACTTCAGAAAATTCTTTTTCAATTGTTGCTTTAATTGTTGTTGAATATTTTAATTGTTCTGTAATTACTTTAACTGATTGTCTATTTTCATTTGAAGTTATTGCCTCATTAACAATATCCTCAATTGCCATATCACATTCTGGATGTAAAGCAATCTCTCTATATCTTCTAATTAAATCCTGCTCAGTCTTAGCAGTACCTTCCATATCAAGGT